CGACAGGTGCCTCTGGATTACAAGGTACAACAGGTCCCATTGGTGCTACTGGGGCATCTGGTCTTCAGGGAACCACTGGTCCTATTGGTGCCACAGGAGCCTCTGGTCTTCAGGGAACCACTGGTCCTATTGGAGCAACAGGTGCCTCTGGGTTCACAGGAGCCACAGGTCCTATTGGTGCCACTGGTGCTTCTGGATTTACTGGGGCCACAGGTGCATCAGGGTTGCAGGGAACCACTGGTCCTATTGGTGCGACTGGTTCTACAGGATTCACTGGCACAACTGGACCTATTGGTGCCACAGGAGCTTCTGGTCTTCAAGGCACAACTGGTCCTATTGGTGCCACAGGAGTTTCTGGTTTCACTGGTGCGACTGGTCAGGGTGCTACAGGATCAATTGGAGCCACTGGTCCATCTGGTGGTGCTGCAACCTATACCTATCAGACTTCTAACTTCACAGCAACAGCAAATTCATCCAATTGGATCGGAGCCACAAATATCACGGCCACTATGCCATTGGCTCCTACATCAAATAGTTATGTAGTATTTGCCAATGGTTCTACTGGACCCCTATCAGGATTTGTTGTGAATGGTAATGCGAACAGAATTATGGGTTCAACAACATTTATGACAGTCGATACTCCTTACTGGGTCATTAAATTAGTATTCAATACAGGAGCCACAGGTAATTGGAATCTGGGAACATAATATATGAAACCTGATAACATCAGCAAGTTTTTTGATATAGAACCTATACCCAAAGCAGAAGTGATTCCTGTGGTAGTTCCTTCCAGTGATGAGCAGGATTACGACAATGTAAGACAGATCTACTATGAACTCATCGCCCAATCCAAGGATGCCCTGGACAATCTGATTGCATTTGCAAAGAGTGCAGAATCCCCCAGAGCTTTTGAGGTAGTGTCTGGTCTCATCAAGACCACGGCTGATGTTGCCAAGAACCTATCGGATCTTACTGCTGGCAATAAGAAACCAGACACCCAGAACAATACTCAGAATAATATTTTCGTAGGAAGTACGGCAGAATTGCAGAAGTTGTTGAAAGAGACTAATAAAAATCATGGTAACGACTCACAAGAATAAAGAATATTATTTGAATCCGTTAATTAAACGGATCAATCTCTCAGAGGATTATACCGAAGACCAAGTAAAGGAATATGTTCGTTGTGCCCAGGATCCCGAATACTTTATCGAGAAGTATGTTAAGATCAATTCACTGGATCATGGATTTATTCCATTCAAACTTCGAGGATATCAGAAGGGATTAATTAAGAGTTTCCACGAGCATAGGAAAGTTGTGCTACTTTCCCCTCGTCAGAGTGGAAAATGTTTTTTTATAAACACTATGGTAACCGTTAGGAATAAAATAACGGGAGAAATTAAAGACATTACTATAGGAGATTTTTATGAGAACATTAAAAACAGAGACCAAACGATGTGAGGAATGTACTAAAAATTTCGAGGGCCACTTCAACCAAAAATTTTGTGGAGTGCCCTGTAGAAGAATCCACACCAAAAACTCAATACATCAACTCGTTCCCTAAAGGAGGAGGACCAGGTAAGTTGTCTGATATGTGGTATTATATTCAAAGGTAACTTGAATTCGCATCTAACGATTCATGGCATCAATACTAAAGAATATCTTGTACAATTTCCAGAGGCCAAACTGTATTCTGAATCCTACCTCAAACATTGCTCGGATAGAATAGTCGGAAATAAAAATCCCGCATACGATCATGGAGGTCGATTATCTCCATTCTCGGATAAATTTGTTGGTTATGAAAATCTCTCTGATGAAGAAACCCAAACCAGAATCCAAGAAGTGAATATGAAAAGGGCAGATACCACAGATAAGAATGATAACTATACCAATCGATTGAGTTATTATCTTAAGCAGGGTATGTCCGAAGATGACGCCAATGATGCTCTATCGGAACGTCAGATAACATTTTCTCTGGAAACATGTATTGAAAAATATGGTCAGGAAGAAGGCCTGATCCGATGGAATAAAAGACAAGAACAATGGCTTACCAATTATAAGAAAAGTAATTATTCTAAAATATCTCAGTTGTTATTTTGGGAAATTTTTAATTTATTAGAAGACACTTCTAGTATTCATTTTGCTGAATTGTCTCCAAAAAAAATCCCAGATAGTTCTGGTAAAAATAATGAACTCAGACTCAATTTAGCCACAAAGGTAATATTACCAGATTTTATTGACACCAAAACAAAGAAAATTATAGAATTTGATGGAGATTATTGGCATGGTAAACCGGGTAATGTACAACGTGAATTAGATAGAGATATGATAATTGTAGATAATGGATATCAAATTATCCACATCACAGAGACCGAATTCAAAACTGATAAGAAGAAAGTGATAGAAAAATGCCTGAACTTCATGATATCGTAGAAAGAAAATTCGTCGAATCCTATGACGTAAATGATTGGGAAATTCTTACGGATGAGGGATTCTCTGATATATCTCAATTACACAAGACCATTCCGTATGAAGTCTGGGAAGTCATAACAACCAAGCACTCTCTAAAATGTGCCGACACTCATATCTTGTTTGATCAAAATTTGAATGAAGTATTTGCCAAAGATCTGATCCCGAATCAATCGATGATTTGCACCGAATCTGGGCCAGAAGTAGTTCAGCAAATTATCAATCATGGATATGAAGATAATATGTTCGATCTTACTGTGAATGATGATAATCATAGGTACTATACAAATGGTATTCTTTCTCATAATACGATTACCACTGCCGCATTCATTCTATGGTATACCTTCTTTAATCCGGACAAGACCGTAGCCATTCTTGCAAATAAGGCCGCAATCGCCAGAGAAATTCTTAATAGAATTGTGGCTGCATATGAAACCATTCCATTCTTTTTACAGCCGGGAGCCAAGGTCCTCAATAAGGGTTCACTGGAGCTAGGTAATAACTCACGCATTATTGCATCATCTACTTCGGCTGATTCAATTCGTGGATACTCGGTCAATCTACTATTCCTTGATGAGTTCGCATTCGTAGATAATTCCGTAGAATTCTTCAAATCGACCTTTCCCACAATCTCCTCGGGTGAGGAAACTAAAATCATTATTGCATCCACTCCCAATGGATTGAATCTATTCTATCGATTATTTTCTGAAGCCAAAGCCAAACAGAACGACTTCTTTCCCTTTGAAATTTCATGGAATCAGGTTCCGGGAAGAGACGCTGCTTGGGCCAAGGCTCAGACAGAAATTCTTGGAGATCTCGGATTCAGACAGGAATATGGAAACGAGTTTCTGGGATCGGCCAACACTCTTATTATGGGAAGTAAGTTGAGAGAATTATATGCGACAGTTCCGATATCAAGTGATTTCAATACAGTTATCAATCATAAGCCCGAAAAGGGTCACTCCTATGCCTGTATGGTAGATGTGGCTGGGGGTAATTTGGGAGATTATTCGTCAATTACTATTATTGATACGACCGACATGCCCTATAGGATTGCCTATACATGGAAGTGTAATAAGACTCGACCCTACTTTTTAGCCCAAACTGTCATGCCTGTGTGTGAAAAATATAACAATGCATTTCTTGTAATCGAAAGAAATTCTATCGGACGGGCCGTAGCCGAAGAATGTCAGTTTGAATATGGTTATGAGTATTTGGCGAAAACATTTGTGCTAAATAAAAGGCAGGTACTGAGTTCAGGGTTCGTTAAGAATTCCGATTCTGGTGTAGAGATGACCAAATCTGTAAAACGACTTGGTTGTGCGGTACTAAAAGATCTAATAGAAGAAGATAAGTTAATAGATTTAACTCATGATCAGATTCATGAATTGTCAAATTTTATTTCCAAGGCCGATTCATATTCGGGAGATACTGGAGTTCATGATGATATGGTTATGAATCTTGTTATGTTCGCTTGGGTGTCCACTCAATCATATTTCAAGGAAATGAAAAATGCTAATTCGGGTATGATTAATGTGGATGATGGGGATTCCCAAACAGAGTATGGTCAAATTTTTAGGGATGAGAGTCCCATGACTCAGGAACAAGTTGAAGACATGAGATGGCTGCTGGGTTAGAAGAATCGATTTTTATAAATACTTAAAGTAAACAAGGTACATACCACAGTATATCAAGGAGAAACAATATGGCAATTCTAACAAGCCCAGGCGTAAATGTCAGTGAGTTCAATCTCACTACAGCCGTCCCTGGAGTATCGACATCAGTAGGTGGGTTTGCTGGTCACTTCGCATGGGGTCCAGCCGATCAATTAACAACAGTAACATCAGAAGTAGATCTTGTAAATAAGTTTGGTAAGCCGAATGTTAATAACTATCAGGACTTTTTTACTGCTGCGAACTTCCTTTCCTATGCAAACAATCTAAGTAATGCTCGTGTAGCTAATCAACTAAAGTTCACTGGTACAATCGGTGCGACTGGTGCTGGTGCGACATCTTTTGGTCTTACTGGTGCGACTGGTATTGCGGTTGGTATGCCTGTATATGGTTCTGCTATGCCGAACAATGCAAGAATTACTGCGGTTGCTGGTTCTACAGGTTTTACACTATCTGCTGGTGCGACTGGTGCTATTGGTTCTACTAGTCTGACCTTCGTCCAGACTGGTGCGAATTCAATTCTCAATTCTGGTTCAACTACAGTAATTGTCAAGAATCAGGCTGCGTTTCTAGCTAATTCTCCTTATTCTGGTGCTGGTCCCTGGATTGCTAAGTATCCTGGTTTCCTCGGTGATGCACTTACTGTCTATACCATTGATGCTGGTAACTATGCTGGTGCGACTGGTCTTGTTGCTGGTGGTTCCACCACGGTTAAATCTAATTTTGCGACGGCACCTTCTACTTCTACATTTGCAATTAATAAAGGGGCGACGGGTGCCCTCGATGAAGTTCATATTCTAGTTGTAGATGACAGTGGTGTAATCTCAGGTACTGCTGGCACAGTTCTCGAAAAGTATCAGTTCCTTTCTAAGTTCTCTGATGCGATCACAGATTCTGGTGTCTCCAATTACTATGCGAATGTAATCAATAACCAATCAAAGTATATTTGGTCTAATGCTGCTCCCACGGTTACTGGATCTGGTACGGTTGCATGGGGTGTATCTTTAGCTTCATTCGTATCTGGTACGGTATTTAAGGGTGCGAATAGTACTTGGGGTACTGACAGCGAAACTACTGCTTCTCTCTCCGGTGGACAGGATGACTATACTTCGTCTGTAGTTTCTGCGAATTCTGGTTATAATCTATTCGCCACAGATACTGTAACTGTAGACTTGGTTATGGCTGGTAATGCTGGTCCTTCAGTCGTTAATAGTATTGCTGGTATTACGACTACTCGCAAGGACAATGTTCTATTCTTCTCACCGCAATATTCTGACGTTGTTAACAATGCGGGTTCAGAAAAGACATCAGTTATCAGTACATTCAACACGGCGAACCTCAATACCTCATACGCTTTCATGGATTGTAACTGGAAGTATCAATACGATAAGTATAATGATCTCTTCCGTTGGGTTCCTCTGAATGGTGATATTGCTGGTCTTTGTGCTCGTACCGATCAGACTAATGACCCTTGGATTTCACCTGCTGGTTATAATCGTGGTGTTATTAAGAACGTAGTTAAGCTGGCATGGAATCCGACACAGGCTGATAGAGATGCTCTATATCCTGTCGGTATCAATCCGGTTATTTCTCAGCCTGGTCTGGGTACTGTGCTATTCGGTGACAAGACTGCTCTGGCTCGTCCCTCAGCCTTCGATAGAATCAATGTTCGCCGTTTGTTCATCACTCTAGAAAAGTCTATCTCGGCTGCTGCCAAGTTCTCCCTATTCGAACTCAATAACGCTTCTACTCGTGCTCAATTCGTTGGCCTCGTAGAACCTTTCCTGAGAACCGTCAAGGGTCGTAACGGCATCACAGACTTCAAGGTTGTTTGTGATACTACAAACAACACTCCTCAAGTAATTGATTCTAACCAGTTTGTTGGCGACATTTATATCAAGCCTGCTCGGTCTATCAATTATATTCAGTTGAACTTCGTCGCTGTTGCTACTGGTGTAGAGTTCAACACTGTCGTAGGTCAATTCTAATAAGAGGGGAGATTAATTTCTCCCCTTTGAAAATCTTAGAATAAATAAAAGAGGATAAAAAATATGCCATTTAATGTAAACGATTTTAAGTCTCACCTAGTAGGTGAAGGCGCAAGAAATACCCTATTTCAAGTCGAAATTAATTTTAATGGGGTTTCTACACCGGAGTTTCAAGATGGTTTTAAGTTTCTGTGTAAGGCAGCATCTCTACCCGCATCTACTGTAGGTGTTATTGAAGTTCCGTATTTCGGTAGAAAGATTAAGGTTGCGGGTGATCGTACCTTTGCTGACTGGACAACGACTATTATCAATCTCGAAGACTTTGGTATTCGTAATACACTTGAGCAGTGGATGAGTCTAATCAATTCTCATGTGGGTAATGTTAGAGCTGGAGATTCTCTATACAAAGATTGTAGTGCTTTAGTCACTCAGTATAAGAAGGATGGTGTCAGTGTTGCTCAACAGTATAAGATTGAGAATATTTGGCCAGCCGAAGTTGCTGCAATCGATGTAGATTGGAACACCACCGATTCTATCGAAGATTTCACCGTTACCTGGCATTATGACTGGTGGACTAATATCAACACTGACAATCAGTAATAACAAAGGATAATACCATATAATGGCACTAGATTTTTTTGGATTCAAAATTGTTCGTACTGAAAAGGAACTCAAGGCAGAGGAGCGAAAAAGTATCAACTCAATCGTTCCTCCGCTTGACACCGAAGGCTCAGTAGTATCTTCTGGTGGATATTTTGGTACTTCTTATTCTTTAGAATTCTCTACAACAAATGAGAACCTACTGATTAATAAGTATCGAGAAGTTGCTCTTCAGGCCGAGGTCGAATCCGCTGTAGACGAAATCGTAAACGAAGCTATCTCTACTGATGGTCAGGAAGCCCCTGTCTCAATTGATCTTCAGAAGGTAAAGTATTCGGATGATATCAAAGATTCTATCAGAGAGGAATTCACCACCATCCTGTCTCTGCTAAATTTCGATAAGAACTCATACGAAATTTTTAGGAGATGGTATGTCGATGGTAGAATCTACTACTATATTGCCATTGATACCAATAGTCCCAAAGATGGTATTCAGCAGTTGTCCTATATGGACCCTCGTAGAGTCAAGAAGATTAAAGAAGTAAACAGAGAAAAGAATCCTCGTGGTGTGGAAGTCATCTCTGATATCACCGAGTTCTATGTATACAATGAGCACCAGAATCTAAAACTCCCGGTGGATTCGGTGGCTTCGGTAACATCAGGTCTTGTGGATGATAAGAATAATATTGTGGTACTTTCTTATCTCCACAAGGCAATCAAGCCACTGAATCAACTAAGAATGCTCGAAGATGCTACTGTTATCTATCGTCTATCCCGAGCACCAGAACGCAGAATCTTCTACATTGACGTTGGTAATCTTCCCAAGGTCAAGGCCGAACAATATGTAAACGATATTATGAACAAATATCGTAATAAGATTGTATATGATTCCGAGACTGGTGAAGTCCGAGACGACAAGAAGACTCAGACAATGACCGAAGACTTCTGGCTTCCTCGTCGTGAAGGTGGACGTGGAACAGAAATCGGAACTCTTCCTGGTGGTATGAATCTTGGTGAACTCACCGACGTTCAGTACTTCCAACGCAAACTATATCGATCTTTGCACGTGCCTGTGGCTCGTCTGGATGATGCTGCAACATTCAACACAGGTAAGTCAACAGAAATTAACAGAGAAGAAATTAAGTTCTTCAAGTTTGTTCAACGACTTAGAACCAGATTCTCTGCGATTTTCTCTGACCTACTCAGGAAACAATTGATTCTCAAAGGGATCATCACTCCTGATGAATGGGAAACTGAACTTAAACATCTTATCTTCTATGACTTCCGTGGTGAATCTCACTTCATGGAATATAATGAATCCGAAATTATTTCTCGGAGAATGGAAGTTGCAAAACAGGCAATTGACATGGGTAAAGGTTATTACTCCCAGAAGTATATTCGCCAGAACTTCCTGAAGCAGACCGATCAGGATATGGAACAGATTGATATTGATAATGGTCTGGTTAATCCTGAGAAGGAACGAGAAACAGAAACTGGTATTGAAGGTGGTGGTACACCTCCAGAAGAAGAAACTCCAGTCGAAACTCCAGAAACCCCTGAAGAAGAACAATAAATATTATTGGAGCATATATGGACAAATCCACTGAGAATAAATACATTAAAGATATCATGACAGCCACACAGAAGAACCAACCATCAAAACTGGAAAGCCCTGTTAGTAAGATTCTTTATGCTAAGGCGACTGAGATTCTGAATAATATGAAACAAGAAATCATCAGGAAATACTAAGGACACCATATGGCATTAAACGGAACAGCGCAAATTCTACGACAGGATCAACACAGAGCAACCATATTGGTAACAGGTTCGAATGTTGCTGAATCTGCTTCTGTTATTGTTGATCCTTCGTTTCTAACTGGTTGGGTGGGCAATCAAATTGGTGCAACAGGATCATGGTCTCCAGCAGGTGCCACAGGTATTATTGGTGGTTCCACAGGACTTATTGCAGCCGAACTTGCAATCGAATCTATTAATTGGTCAACCACCCAACCACTCACTCTTAGTTGGGTAGGTGCCTCATCTGTCAATATCTGCAATTTAAGTGGTAATGGCCAGATGAGACTCAAACGAGATTACTCTGCATATGTCTGGAATAACGTTGCTGTTGCTGGTAAGACTGGTCAGATTTCTCTTACTACTGGGGCGACTGGATATTACACAGTGCTTATGACTGTATTGAAGCAGCCTCTGACTGGTACCTATAACTCTGGTGCGACTGGTTTCTATTCTATGACTGGATCGACTGGTCCTGCTTTGTCTGGCGCAACCGGATATTCTCAACAGTACTCAAATCTATAAGGAGTTGTCAACAGTCTAAATGAAACTCTTAACAGAAGTCCACGATTCAGTAAAGGTAATCACAGAAGGAAAAGATGGAGCCAGAAAATACTTTCTGGAAGGTATCTTCATTCAGGGTGATCTGGTGAATCGTAATGGCAGAGAGTATCCTATTGATACTCTCTCCGAAGAAATTGATCGATATACCAAAGAACATATTGATACCAATCGGGCCTATGGCGAACTGGGTCATCCTGATACTCCTACCATTCAGTTGGAGCGAGTGTCTCATATGATTCGATCCCTGACTCGTGATGGTAATAACTTCATTGGTAGAGCAGAAATTCTAGGAACACCCAATGGTAATATCGTCAAGGCACTCATTGATGCTGGGGCGACTCTGGGAGTTTCTTCTCGTGGTGTCGGAACTCTGAAACAGCAAGGTGCCAAGAATATTGTGCAACCCGACTTCAGACTAATGACTGCTGCTGACATTGTTGCTGATCCTTCGGCTCCTGAGGCATTCGTAACTGCTGTTATGGAAGAGAAGGAATGGATCTGGAACAATGGAAAACTACAAGAAAAGAAAGCTTCACAAATAAAGAAACGAATCAATAAAGTTTCACAGAACGACTTGATGGAAGAGAAGATTCGCATCTTTCAAGAATGGCTGTCAGAACTTTAATTTATATAAATAATAATACAAGAAAACAGGAGACATTAACTCATGGCAAAAAATAAATTATCTTTCGACGCTATCTTTGAAGGTAACGACATCAAGGACGATGCGAAGAAACGGATCTCGGCGATGCTCGAAGATGTTGTTGCAACTCGTATGGAAGCAAAAGACGACGAAGACAAAGAAGACGACGACGACGAAGACGAGATGAAAGACGGCGAGAAGAAGATGGAAGCCAAAGCAATGGATTCTGAAGCAGAAGATAAAGATGCCGATGATGAAAAAGATCCTGAAGTAGAAGACGAAGAGAAGGATCACGAAGCCAAGGAAACTCCTTCTCAGGAAAAGAAAGAACACACAGACGGCGATGAACCTAAGGAAGAAGATGAAATGTATGAGGAAGATGAAGACACTAGTGATCCTGCCTCATTAGCTCTAGCTGATTTCCCTGATCTTGCTAAGGATAATGAATTCAAGCAAGCATTCCGTGCATTGATGGGACCGACTTTCTCAAAGTTGAAACCTGCATTCGTCGCCACTTTCAACGATCTAAATCATAATCAAATGGCGAAACCATTTGTGGATGCATTTACAACTATTCTAAAATTCTTGGCTAAAGATGCTACAGCAGTAGCCAGATTGAAGTCTTTCGTTAAAAGTACTTCTTCTGAAGAGCCGATGGCTGCTGCTCCTGAAAAAGCTTATAGCGAAGCCTTCACAAACAAGCTCGATAAGTACCTGACATATGTTGCAGAAGAGTGGGCAGAAAACAATAAGATTGCTCTGGAAAATGGCATCAAGGTACAGATTGCTGAGTCATTCCTATCCAATATGAAGGGTATGTATGAGCAGTACAATTTCACAAATATTCCTACTCGTGACATGGTTGTTGAACTAGGAACCAAAGTAACTGAAGCCGAACAAAAGCTGAATGAACAGATTGAAAAGAATGCTCAGTTGCGTATTAAGTACAACAAACAACGCAAGGAAATGTTAGTCCTTGAATCATCCAAGGGACTGACAGCAACACAAGTAGAAAAGTTCAAGAAACTAACTGAAGATGTAGCCTTTGAAGATGAGAAGAGTTTCAAGAATAAAGTTGCGGTAATCAAGGAAAATGCATTCACCAAGACTGTGGTAAAGAGTGATACCAAGTTGGAGACCGAAACTGGTCCTCAAGAGGAATTGCTCCACGAAAATACTCGCATGGGTAAGTATGTAGATACCATCTCTCGCAGCCTCAAGTTTTAATTTTTATAAATAATAGTATAGTTCTAACATCTTTCAAGGAGAAATAAATGTCAATAAATTTACTAAATAAATGGAAAGGCGTTCTGGATCATACAGAACTTGCCCCCATCACCGATAAGTATCGCAAGCAGGTAACAGCGATCCTTCTCGAAAATCAGGAACGTGAAGCGATCAAGCAGGGTCAGATCATCCAGGAATCCTATCCTACTGGTGATGCCTCTGGTGCGATGGGTACTGCTGCCACTGGTGGTGGTTTCGATCCTATCCTCATCGCCCTAGTTCGTCGTGCAATGCCTCAGCTAATGGCGTATGACGTTTGTGGCGTTCAGCCGATGCAGATGCCGACTGGTTTGATCTTCGCCATGAAGTCACGCTACTCTACCTCTGCTGGTGCAACTAACAACCAGGTTAGTACTAATGATACAGAAGCTCTGTACATTCCTCCCACAGGCTTTGTAGATTCTGCGTTCTCTGGTGCTACCTCTCCTGCCGCTTCTGGTACAGATCCGTTCGCCGCTGGTTATGCCTTCGGTAACGGTATGACCACACTCAACGGTGAAGGTCTGACCCCGAACGAAATGGGTTTCACACTCGATAAGGTAACTGTCACTGCTCAGACTCGTGCGCTCAAGTCAGAATACACAATCGAAATGGCGCAGGATTTGAAAGCAGTTCACGGTCTCGATGCTGAGTCTGAACTCTCCAACATCCTCTCCAACGAAATCATGTTCGAAATCAATCGTGAAGTTATGGGAAACATCTATAACGTTGCGAAGGTTGGTGCCCAGAAGAATACCACCACACCTGGTGTATTCGATCTTGATACCGATTCTGATGGTCGTTGGTCAGTAGAACGTTTCAAGGGTCTTCTGTTCCAGGCCGAACGTGATGCTAACTTTATTGCCAAGGACACTCGTCGTGGTGCTGGTAACTTCCTTGTTGTTTCTTCAGACGTTGCTTCTGCTCTGGCTATGTCAGGTAAGCTTGATTATGCTCCTGCTCTTAAGACAGATCTCAATGTTGATGAAGCCACCGACACATTTGCTGGTACACTAAACGGCAAGTACAAGGTATTCATTGATCCCTACTTCTACTCTTCAACCAATGATCTTATGGTTGTCGGTTACAAGGGTAAGTCTCCGTATGATGCTGGTATGTTCTTCTGTCCGTATGTACCGTTGCAGCAGGTACGTGCAGTCGATCCGAACACCTTCCAGCCCAAGATTGGCTTCAAGACACGTTACGGGTTGGTGGGAAATCCATTTTTCGGTACCACACCCGGTGCTCTTACCGCCAATGGTAATGGTTATTTTAGAAAAATCCGTGTTTTAAACCTAATGTAATCACTGATCTTCTACAAGAAGATCATACAAAAATAAAAAGAGGAGACCCACAAGGTCTCCTCTTTTTCTATATAAATAGAAATGAGGATGAAAGTGCTAGAACACAGTCACCCTCTAAACACATACTAAGGAATAGTTAGCACATGTCTACCAATATTTATTACGTGTATCAATACGTCAGATCTGACGGGACTCCCTACTACATTGGAAAAGGTAAAGATTATAGAGCATGGAAGAAACATAATGTTCCTGTGCCAAAAGATCCTACCAAAATTCAATTCATACAAGAAAATTTAACTGAAGAACAGGCACTCACATTAGAACAAGAATTGATTATGTTCTATGGTCGAAAGAATAATGGGACTGGAATTCTTAGAAATTTAACAGATGGGGGAGAAGGAATTAGCGGATTTACACATTCCGAAGAATCTAAGAAGAAAACTTCACTTACATTAACTGGAAAGTTTGCTGGAAAATTAAATCCTATGTATGGTAAAAATCATACAGAACAAGTTAAACAAAAACAATCTCAACGAATGAAGGGAAAAACCAATTCGTTCTATGGGAAAACACATTCTGAGGAAACTAAACAGAAGATTGGAGCGGCCCGAATAGGTAAATCTCTTCCTCAGGAAACTATTGAAAAATTAAAAATTATTAAATCTGGTGTTAACAATCCTATGTATGGTAAAAAAGGTGAACTCAGTCCTAATTACGGAAAATTGCACTCTGAAGAGTCTAAAAGAAAGCGATCTATTTCTAATGCCAAATTCACATGGGAAATCACTTCTCCTATTGGAGAAGTAGTTATTATTAACAATCTGAGTGAATATTGTAGAAAAAATAATCTGAGTGTGGGATGTATGACTATGGTTGCTGCTGGAAAACAAGATTCTCATAAAGGGTATGCCTGTAAGAAAATAGTTCCAATAAAAAAAGGGAGCCTTTGGCTCCCTTTTTTTATTTAAGTCACAACTCCATCTTGCTCCAATGCCTTCTCAAGCTTAGTCACAATCCTCATGACATGTACATCATTGACAATCAGATTCTTCTGAGACATCAAGGCCACTCCATACAACATCATCTTGGCTTCTTCGAGTAGTGCTCTGGTGTGTGTGGTCATATATTATCCTTTAATATCAAATTTTGGACGAAATCCAAGACCCACAGGAAACCTAGGAATACCGTCCTCGCTCACCCCAAAGTATTTAACCTTGAGAGGATGTCCAATATAGGTCTTGAGGTTCTGCAAATAATCTTTGCGTTCTGATGCAGTTCCCCGTGGCATCACATCAAACTTCTCGCCATCTGCTGTCACACACTCAAAGATACACATATCCTCAAATTTACCACGACCTATCTTGCCTCCAGTTACAATGAACTCAGCATCATCAAACTGTTTCACCTTCAGAAGACCCTTTGATCTATGATCGAATTCATATAACCCAGTATCTACTCTGACCATAGCTCCTTCAAATCCGTCTTGTACCTTGGCTCGTTCAAATAAATTGACGGCATTCTCATTGAGAGCCAGTGAGGTTTCTACGAATTGAATCTTATCATAAGTACTGGAAGGAGCGATCTGAGCCAACCTAGCGAGTTCCTTACAACGAAGATGAAAGGGGTCTTCGTTAGGAACATCATAGACATGGTACCCAATACTAATAGTCTCCGGACGAGCCTTCTTGATCCAAGAGGCGACGGTCTGAAAAGAAACTCCATGACAATAGAGTTCCCCATCAAGAATAGAATCATCTGGCATGATCATGAGTAGGGCCTTCTCAATATGAGGTAGGTTGAACGTCTTGCCTGAACGAGATATAAGAGTGATATCATCACCTTCACGAAAGGCAAGGCAACGGAATCCATCCAGCTTCGGCTGCACATACACAGGATATGTTAACTTGTGCTTCTGTTTCTGAAAGTCTCCTGCCAACATAGGAAGCATACGACATTCCTGGGCCTTCTCAATACTCAAAGAGTACTTTCGGTCGAGGCGATTCTTATGCATAGCCTGGGCTTCCAGCACTGCCTGGGCTTCGGGAGAAGTTTCGTTGGACCGTCCCACATTCTTTCCTTCAGCCTTTTTGCTCGATGACATCTGCTTGCCACCAATCTGACCGTGTTCACTCATGATCAGATTACCTTCGGTCCATACTGTCCACTGTACTGTGGCACCAGTCTTTGTCTTATGATATAGTGTGGGGAATGTCATATATATTACTCCTCAGTTAATCACCGCAGCCAACTGGGCACTGGCCAGGTTCTTGGCTTTGGCTTCAGTTTGAATACTGAAACTACCAAAGAAACTGCGTGCCCACTGGTTTGCTGCGTTGTTCCATAAAAATTCGCTGTGTGCTCGCAGTTTCTGCTTACAATGACCCTGCGACAAAAGTGTGTTCATATCAGGCAGTACATTAGGATCGTGATCAACTAAAACATCTTCACGACTCTGACTGAAATGCATCACGGGATTAACTCCACGCCAGCTGGAAATTACCTGACGTACACGAGCATCGTCGAGCAGGATAACCTGATTTTCTTCACGATTTTCCCAGAGCAGTTTGTAAAGGCCAGTGGCCTTGATGAACCCACGAACTCCAGTATACTGGATCGTCTCATCATTGGCAGCATTCTCAAGAATGCCTTCAATCGTATAGGTCTTACCGATACCAGCAGGACCAGAGACCACCATCGAGCGAACTTGTTTCCGAACGACTCCCTGCGCCATACGATCCAGCGTGCGGAATTTGCGAC